ACTTGATGCCGAGCGTCTGTGCGCTGTCAGCCGTGAGAATGTGCCCGTCCGTGCCTACGGGAAGGTCGTCCACGGCTGACCCGGTGGACGTAATCAGGGCGCCCTTTGATCCACTAATCAGGGAGTTAGCAACCGCGCCCACGTCGGAGGCCGACGGCATGGCGTGGACGTGGTCGTCCCGAGCCGACGTCGTCCCGGTGCCGACAGCTGCAACACCGAGCGCGGCTGGGGTCGTCGAGGACAGGGCGAGCGAGGTATCCACGTCGGAGAAGGTGGAGCCGTTGGAGACCTGGAGCTTGCCGCTCGTGCTGTTCCAGACGATGCGCCCGGCCCACTTCTCGCCGGCGGTGAGCGCGCTGATCTCTGCCGACGTGTAGGACTGGACGCCGGGCATGTCGTCGACGGCCTCGGCGAGGGATTGGATGTCGCCCGCCACGTCAACAGGATCGCTGCCCGAGGGGTACGGGAAGCCCTTGGTGGTGTTAGCCATGTGTGCTCCTTACGGGGTGGGCGGGACCCACGAGGCGAGGTCGTCGTAGTCGGTGAACGCCGCAGCGACGGCGTCGTAGTCGGCGTAGGCGGCAGCGAGCTCGGCGTAGGTAGCGCCGGCCACATCGGTGAGCACCATGTCCACGCCAGCGGGCTTCTCGGTCACGGCGGCCGCGAGGGCGGCGACGCTGTCCGGGGTCTGCGAGGTGAGCGTGACGACGGTGATGAGGTACGGGTCTGTCCCGCTGAGATTCCAGTAGACGCGGCATGACTTGGAGCCGGTGAGCTCGCGCTGAGTGGCGCGGATGATGGCGCGCTTGGAGCCGCGGCGCTGGAGCGTCGAGGACTCCGAGATCGCGGTGCGCTTGTCGGCGTCGGGGATGTTCGCCAGGTCAATGCCGACGAGCCACGCCAGCCATGCCAGCCACGTCCGCGGGGCGGCTGCCGGGTTCGCCAGCTCGGCGGTGCCGGTGACCGAGGTGTCGGGGTCGCCGACGTCGGCGAGCCGCAGGGCGGGGCCGATGCCGGAGGCGGTGGCCTTGCCGAGGAAGGTGGCGAGCGTGCCGGAGTCGGCGTCGCGGATGTAGTCGGGCAGGAGGCGGAAGACGTAGCCCTCGACCTGTGCCTCGGTGCGCGGGGTGCCCATCAGGTGACCGTGATGGTGACGGTGCCTGCCGTGGCTAGGCCAGCGGGGGTCGTGATCGTGGTGGTGCCGCTCGGGGTGACGGAGCCGGAGGTGACGTAGTCCACGCCGGGGACATCGTCAAGGACAGAGATGATCTCGGTGTCAATGACGGAGGCGTCCCAGACCCAGGTGTCGGTGTTTATGTAGGCGCGGACGGCTGCCTCGCAGGCGTCGCGGACCTCATTGGTGTCGTATCCGGCTAGGGCGACGACGGTCGCTCCGACGTTCACCGTGGTTAGGGTCGCGCCGATAACAACGGGGGTAATCATGGATGCGGCCCGCTCGGCCATCTCGGACTCGATGGTGTCGCGGGTGCCGGAGGCGACCTGGGCCTGTGCGCCGTACACGGCGACGGTGACGTACCCGGTGTCCGAGGTGGACAGCGGCGTCACGCCGTCCCACAGGTCGTACACCTTGGCGCGCTTGACTGCCGGATTCTCTAGGGCGTAGGCGGTGAAGTGGTCTGGCACGACGAGGGACGAGGTCACTCGGGCGAGGCGCGTGGAGGCGCGGTCAATGTAGGCCGCATCCGTCTCAGGGTCAGCGCCGCCCGACAGAGTGCCGGACAGGGCGACGGAGACGGCGTAGGGGATCGCGTCAAGGACGTCAAGGCTTGAGCCCGACGCGACCGCGTTAGGCGCGGAGCCTGCTTCTGTGGCCCGCACGGGGACCGACAATGTGGCGCCCGTGCCGGTGGTGGTCGTGGTGACCTCTAGCTCAATGTCGGAGTCGGGCACGGCAAAGCGCAGGCCAGCGGTGACGGTGGCGGTGCGGGACGTGTCCCAGGTGATGACGGCGGTCCCGGTCGCGGCGGCGCCGGCGTATCGGGCGACGTCATACAGGGCGAGGATGTCTTCCTCAATGCGGCCGGGCAGGCGGTTGAGGGCGTAGATCACGTCAGCCGCGCCCGTCGCGAACGCCTCCAAGAGGACGGTCTCCAAGGCGCCATTCCTCGCGTCCCACGTCGGGAGGGCTGCCTGGACGGTCGCGAGCATGGCGTCGAAAGTTGCCTGGGGGTCGCGGTCGTCCGGGGTCAGCTCTACGCGGGAGAGGCCAAGGTCGCTCATGTCATGCCCTCCAGGCGGCGTCGATCACGATGTCTAGGTCTGTGCCGTCTCGTGGCGTCAAGGTGACGCCAGACACGGCGATGTCCGGCTCGCACAGGTCAATGGCAGCGCGCACGTCTGCCTCGTCCACTCCATCGGCGAGCGGGTCAGCAAGTCCCCACTCAGGCGCAAGGGGGCGCTCACCGATGCGGCAGGCGACGACGTGGCGCACTACCTCTAGGGCGTGGCGCTTGCCGCCTTGCGGGACGATGGCGACGCTGCCGGCGCTGTCTAGCCGGAACGGGTGAGCGAGGGTGCTGCTCATGCGTTCGCTCCTGTCTCAATGCGGCCAAGGACGACCCAGTCACCGGGGCCGGCAGAGGCCACGAGGACGCGGTCGCCGGTGGCGAATCGGTCAGCGACGTTGTCGACCTGGGCAATGTCGTGAGTGTGTGCATCGGGTCCGTTCGCCGAGGCCGTGGCCCGCGCTGGGCGTCGCAGCTTGGGGCCGATGAAGTCCAGCGGCCCGATCTCGGCTGAGCCGTACAGGTCTGGCATCTGGACGTAAACGCCAGCCGAGGTGGCGCGAGTGACCACGCCACGATTGAAGCCGGTGCGGAGGCTCACGAGCTACCGCCCTTCTTGGCAGGCTTGCGGGGGAGCGAGCAGGACACGTCTACAGCCGAGTAGTCGTCGTCGCGGTAGGAGACTGAGTCAACGAGCCATAGCCCGGAGTAGCGCCCGGCGTCCTTGAGCTGGACGCGGTGCCACGGGCGTAGGCGTCGCCCGTAAGCGTTGGGCAGCGATAGGTCAAGGTTGCCGCGACTCTCGGTGTCGTCGTCGGACAGGTTGACCGACATGGCGAGAGCGTCGCTGCGCGGATTCGTCTTCCATGTCACCGGCCACGTCGGGAGCTTGGGGCCGCCCGTCAGCGCCCAGTATGGGTCGCCGAAATAGAAGGTATTTCCGTGCTCAACCCAGGCCCACTCCAGCTCGGAGGCGAGGTCGGTGATGACGTCGAGGACGGACTGGCGGTCCTGCTTGCCGCCTTGGCCGATGGCGACACGCTTGGATGACGGCTGGGCGACAACCTTGCCGCCGGCCTCCTTGACCCTCCGTGTCACCCACTCGGTCGGCGAGACCTTAGTCTCAGCGCCCGTCTTGAATCGGGTACGGAGGTTCTTGGCGAGCTTGGAGCGGCAGCGGTATGTCCATGTGATGCCAGCGGCGTAGGCGGCCTCAATGCTGCCGACCTCCCAGGACCCAGCGGGGTCGTCGGTCATGGTGACGGTAGTCCCGAGGGCTGCGAGAGGGCTTGTGTCCAAGCGTCCGGTCGGGTCGGCGACGGTCAGCGAGAGCTCGGCCACTTGGCCGGGCGTGAAGTCGAGCGTGATGTCGGTGATCGCATCGGCAACCTGGGCGGCGACCTTGGCTGTGGCGATACGGACGACGTCGGCGCGAGGCTTGCGCTCAGCCATTAGGCGTCCGAGGGTTGCTTGGGTAGACGGTCAGGCCGCCGCGAGCTGAGGCGCTGGGCTGCTCGGACCTGCGGGGAGCGGCGCGCTGGAGACAGCGCCTCGTAGTCGGGCAGGCCAGCGGGCGGCTCAGGTGCCGGAACGCCGTCGGGGCTGGGGTCGGTGAAGTTCACAGTCATCGGCGCGGTGCCCGCCTAATCGGTCCTACGGGAATCACGGTGCCAGAGGCCGTGGTCAAGGTCAGCGATACCTCGGCCATCGTGGGCTCGCCGGACTTGTCCCACTCCAGCTCGGTAATGCCGAGGTCGGTGATCCGATAGCGACCTGTCCGTGAGGCCATCTTGACCGTGATGGGAAACTTGGCGCGAACTGCGAGAGTGCGGAGGGCTGTAAGAACGTTCGCGACGTTGCCCGGCTGATCTGGGTTGCTTGTCGATACGACGCACCCAACCCGAATCTCTGGCAGCGGATCACCGGACCGCAGAAGGAGCGGCTGTCGGCCTGGCCGATCCTGGGTCTCGTAGACCCCGGCGAGCGCTGACGAGGCAATCTCGTCGGGCCACCACGGTAGGACGACCGTTCCAACGATGGGCGCAAATAGTGTTAGCTGGCGGTTGACGTCTGCCTGATAGCCGGGGACGCGCACCTCGACGCTCACGAGCGCTCCCTCTTGATTCGGTCAGCACGCCGTAGCGCCCACATCACCTCGGCCTGGACGTCAATGCCGGCGTCGGCCTTGATCTCGCCGATGTTGATAACAGGAGCCCCCGCGCCCACGAGCGCAGGCTCGGTCCCACCGCCGGAAGGCAGAGCGATGGGGGGCACGGGGGAGTCAAGGAAGGACGGCATGGAGCGGTCGGCGTGATTGAGCTGCCACATGCCCGTATCGCCAATAGCGGCGCGCAGAGCAGCGGCGGCTCCGCCGCGGAGGACGTACTCGCCGCGAGACAACGCGGTCGGCACGAGGTCAGAGGTAGGGCCGCCATAGGAGCCGGTGACCCAGCCACCGTGGCGCTGGCCGTTGCCTTGGCCGGTGGTGCCGCCGTAAGTGGTGCGGGAGTCATTGAAGCGCAGGGTGATGTCGACGACGCGGGCGCGGACGGCACGGTCAATCTGGGTCTCTAGGAGGATCGCCTGGCCGCGAGCCCTGAGCAGACCCTTGTCGAGCTCAGGGTTGAGCTTCATGCCAGCATCGCTCGCGGCGGTGCGGATGTCGTCGATGGCCTGCTTAGTGAACTTGGCACGGTCGCCGGGGTCCTGTATGGCGGCGGCGGCGGTTGCCATGTCAGCGCTCACGGCAAGAGCGGTTTCGGCGCTGGGGTTAGCGATGAATGTTTCTAGGGAGGACTGGTATGCGGCGAGCGCTTGCTGCTCGCTGATCGTGGCCTGGAGTCCTTGTAGACCGCCCGTGAGTCGGTCGGTGGCGTCGGCGGCGTTCTGATTGGCGAGCTTCAATGCGGACGCGGCATAGGACGCGGAGTAGGCGGCGTCGCGGTACTGGCCGAGGACGGGCTTGGCTCGGACCAGCTGACGGGTCACGCCTCCGACGGCGTCGGCCGTGTCGTCGTAGCTGCCAGCGGCGATCTCCTGGGCGCGCTGGGCGGCGCGGAAGGCAGCCTCGCCGCGCTCGACCTCGGAGCGCAGGCCCATGACGTTCGCTTCAAGGGTGGCAAGCAACCCCTTCTCAGAGCCGATGGCCGCACGGTTGACCGCCTCGGCCTTCATGTCGCGGAAACGCTCCCAGGCATCGGCGCCGCCAATGACTGCAAGCGTGGCATCCTCAAGGCTGATCCCGAGCCGCTCTAGCGTCTTCCAGTCGTCCTCATTGATGTCCGTCAACAGCTGCTCAGCGACGCTGGCAACGCCAGCCTCATTGAGCTTTCCTGTAACGGAGTCGATTGAGTTAGCGAACTCGTCCACGCGGGCATTGGCCTCGGCCTGCTCCATGAGAAAGTGGGTCAAGGCAATCGTGCCGACGGCAAGAGCGGCGCCCCACGGCCCTCCGAGGAATAGTGCGGCGCCCTTGAGCTTGGAGCCCATGCCTGCGGCGCTGACGCCAGCGGCGCGCATCTCAGCGCTAATCGCTGCGATGCGGGGGCCGAGCACAAGGGCAGCGACGCCCAGCAGGCCCATCGCGACCGCCACAGTCTTAAGCGGTTGGGGTAGACCATTGAACGCGCGAAGCACGCCATTGAGCGCCTGGAGGATGGGGGCCAAGCCCACGGCAAGAGTCTCGCCGACGGTCGTCTTGAAATTCTCCATCTGGGCTTGCGACTGCTTGATCTGATTAGCCATTGAGTCGGACGTGCGCGCGACGTCGCCCTGCACTCGGGTCGTCTGCTCCATGATCACGTTGTAGGCCGCGAGTGTCTTTTGCTGCGGCGTGAGCGCGTTCTTAGTGCCGTCGGTCAGGCCCATCTCAAAAGCCTTGGCGCGCAGCGTGGCATCGTCAAGCAGCACGCCATAGCGCCGAATCGGCTCATTCTCACCGCGCAGCGCAGCGCCGAACGCGGTTATGGCGTCGGTTGTCGTGCCTCCGAAGAAGGACGCCGCATCGGCGGCCCGCTCGGTGAGCGAGATTGCGAACGTCTCCAGCTCTTGTCCGGCGAGGCCCGCAGAGTCACCGAACACGGCGATGGTCTGGGCGGCGGTGAGCGCTTCCTTGCGGGACAAGTTGAACGCGATGGCTGACTGATTGGCCCAGGCGATGATCCTGTCGCCGCTTTCGCCGAACGTGGATTGCAGAGCCGATGTGGCGTCCTCAACCTCGGCGAACGATTGGATAGCCGACTTTGCGAACAGGGTTACGGCGCCGATGCTGACGGCCGTGAACAGCGGCGACGAGGTCACCTTCTGCAACTTGCCCCAAGCCGTCTTCATCAGGCCGGCGGACTTGACCGTCTGGTCCCCGGTGCCCTTGACCTCGCGGCGCACCTTGGCGAGCTCGCCGCGCAGCTGGCCTGCTCGACGGCTGGCGTCTTGGAAGGACTCCTCAAGCTGGCGGTACTTGGAATAATCGCCGGTGCCCTCGGCCTCCTTGGCTGCGGCGACCAGTTCCTTCTTGAGGTCGCGCACCGCCTTATTGGCGTCCTTGAGCTCCTCGCTCAGCCGGTTCTCGGCGAGCATCTTGATCCGCAGCTCATCTGCTGCCATGTGTGCTCACCTCCCGGCTTGTCTGCGCTGCTCCTCCAAGTCGCGCGAGCGCGCAACGGTGAGAGCGACGATCATGGGCAGGTCGGCCTCGGCCCGGTCTAGGACATCCCAGACCGAGCCGAGACCGGCTGCGGCGAAACGTTGAGCCGTGACGACGACGGGGTGTCGACTCAGCTCTGCGACGTAGGGTCCTCGACGAGTACCTCGTCATCCTTGCCGTACCCGGCCTCCTCTAGGAGGCGGTTAGCGACCGTAGTGACGTACCCGTCGGAGCCGTACAGGGCTCGGACAGCGTCGCGGGACGACGTAGCGCCGACCCATTCCTGTAGTTGCTTGTCGCGGAACGTGAGCGCGTTGCCCTCATCGTCTGCGACCAGCTCGCCGAGCCGCCTGATCTCCATGCAGCACAGCGCCAGGATGGAGGCGTCGGCGAGGCCGGCCTCCTTCTTGTTCATCTCGGCCCGCTTGAGAATCGGAGCGACCTCGCTGCGATCTGTCGGGACGCGGTAGGTGACCGTGTAGGACGCTACCTCGGGATGCGTAATCTCGACTGTCCGCCGCTGACGCTTAGCGATGTCGCGGCGAATCTCCTCCCCGATGTTCATGGTCAGCCCTTCCGCGGAACGGACCAGACGACCGTGAGCTCGACGATCTCGTCGTCAGCATTGGCGTCGGAGCCGGTACGGGTGAAGGACTCCACGGCGCACCCGGCGTAGGAGTCGGGTGAGCCGACGGGCACGCCGTCGGAGTCGAGATCGGTAAAGGTGATGGTGGTGTCATTGTAGGCGTTGCCGCGGTTGAGCTCGGACCAGATGGTCTCGTCGGTGTCGGCGTCCCACATGCGGGTGAGAGTGATGGACTCCCAGGTCAGGCGGGAGGTGATGACCTCCATGTTCTCGCCCGCACCGCGGCGGCGCATCTGGTTCGTGCGCGACGCCGACGGATCGGAGGAGGTCATCCACACGCCCGGCATGGACGAGACCGTCACCTTGCGGCGACTCTTGGAAACGTAGTTAGCCATGTGTGTCTATCTCCTTAGATGACGGCGTTGGCGTCGCCGACGGCGATGGTGAAGTCGACGAACTCGACCGACTCGGCGAATCGGACGGACACGTCGGCGCTGATGCGATTGTCGGCCGGGTCGGCGCCGCCGGTGACGGAGACGACGTAGCCGGGGTCGACCTGCACGCCGCCCGAGATGCGCGGCTGGAGGTAGGCGGCGTAGCCGGACAGGAAGCCCGAGAGCTCCCCAGCGGCGGCCGAGTAGGTGGCGGCGGTGCCGGGCTGGCCGACGTAGGACTCAAGGATCACGCTGCCGCCGTAGGCGAGAGCATTGATCATGTCCCGATACTGGGCCGGGAGCAGGTTGCTCTTGGCTGCCGCGAGGGTCTGCCACGAGTAGAGGCGGGTCACACCCGCGACCGTGCGGACGACGCTGACGCGGGCTGCGTTAGCTGTCGACCAGTCGGCCGAGGTCGTGGCGATCTCGGGGGCGACGTCGACGACCTGGCGGGCGTACCGCTCAGCAAGCGCCGACTCACCGATGCCGACGGCATGGGCGCGAGCCCGCAGGCCAGCTGCGAACGCGGTCGGGTCGACCGTGCGCGTGGCGCCCGTACCGTCCGGCACGGTGACGTGCGGCCAGACGAAAGCAGCGTGGGTGCTGCCCGTATAGGCGCGGATCGTCGCAGCAGCCGAAGTAGCGGCGCTCAGCGCCGAACCCGCAGCAACCGTCAGCAGGGCGAGGCGGTCATTGGTCGAGGCGTGAGCGCAGAGCGCTGAGCCGGACGCACCGTGGGCGACGCCGGGGGTGGCGATAGCGCCAGGTCCCAGGTCGGGCGTGATGGTCGCGAGCGTGGTCGCCCAGACGACGTTAGAGAAGTCATCGTCACCGCCGGTCAGATTGGCGGCGGCCTGATTGCTCGACGGCAGCGTGCCCGACGAGGTGACGACGATGGTGTCGGAAGCGTTAGCCGCGGCGATCAGCTCGGCGGCGGTCGTCCCGACGTAGGACTCGGTGCCGACATCGGTGACCACGACGAGCTTGTCGTCGGCGTCCACCCACTCGGCCGTGAAGGAATTGGCGAACGCGCCGTAATCCTTAGCGGTGACGACGATCTTGCCGGTGTCGATGCTCAGGCTGGCCTTCACCGGCGTGGGGCCGGTGGCGCGAGTGACGACGAGCTCAGCCACGCCAGAGCGCAGCGCAAGCTCGGCGGCGTCGTACATCGCGGAGCCGACGGTGCGGGCTCCAAATTCGGCGATGTATTCGCGCATGGAGCGGATGACGGTGGGCGTGGTCGACCCCTTCTGGGTCTGACCGACGATGAAGTATCGCCCGCTCACCGGCCCGGCGGTGGGAGGTGAGGACGGCGAGGTATTGACTACAACTGAGACGCGGTCGCTCATGCGGACGGCTCCTCGGACTCGGTGGGCTTAGCCTTGGCCTTGGGGGCCGCCGGCTTGGGGGACTCGACGACGACCTTGGGGGCGTCCTCGACAACGGGGGGAGCGCCGAGGGCGACCTCGGCGCGCGAGACTCGGCTCACGGTGAGCTACTCCTCGGGCTAGTTGGGGGTGATGTCGTCGACGTCGCGGCCGTAGCCGGTCATGTCGATCTCCGACTCCTCTAGGGCGTCGGGGGCTGGAATGGCAGCGAGCGTCTCTAGGACGGCAACGCTGAACGTGACTTGGCCTGCGGCCAAGGGGCGGCCGCGCAAGTCCTGGGCTGCGGCGCCTGTCTCCTCTGCCAGGTCGCCGACGACCATCTCGACGTCGGCGGGCAGATTGGCTCGGCCGAGCAGCGACTCGCGCACCGCCAAGAGGAGGCGATCTCGGTCGCGGCTGGCCGCCTCCTCGCCTCCGGCGGTGTCGACGCGGCACGCCACGACGACGCGCAGGTCGTAGACCACGACAAAATCGGCGCTATCGCCGGACGCGGTGACCGACTGCCGGCGGATGCGAGGAGCGCCGGTCGACATGACGACGACGGCGGGGTAGAGGTTGGGGTCGGTCGGCAGCGTGTCGGCCAGTAGGTAGGCGCCGGCGACGGGATTGGTCGGCGTCGTCACCGACAGGGCTGAGCGGATCGCGGCGAGACGGGTGCCGACGGTGGCGGCTAGGTGTGTCTTCACCTGAGCGCGGGCGTACTCGTGGCCCTTCATGCGTCTAGCGCTTTCTGGAGTCGCTTGCGGATGATGTTGATGAGGTCGCGCCGCTCAATCGGGGTGAACTTGGGGAGCGGGTTGCGTTGTGGGACACCGTTGCCCTTGATGTGGTACTGAGAATAGGCGCGGCTCGGATCAGCAGCCGGCACACCGAACTCGGCCGACTGCTCGCGTGCATTGATCGGGTTGGCGTTAGTGGCGGCGTCGCGCAGCAGGCCTGAGTCCACGAGAATCGTGCTCGGGCTGATAGACGTCTTAGCCTTCTTCATAAGGGTCGAAGCCGCTAGTGGAGCCCAACGTCCACGGCTGCCGGTGGCGAAGATGGTGCGCTGACGCTCGGCGAAGGCTTGGCCGACCTCGGGCCAGATGGGCCGCAGGTCCTCGGTGATCTGGACCAGCTCGTCTAGTTGCTTGGAGATGGCGTCAGTCCGTGCGGCTGCGGCGCCGCCTGGGTCAATGCGCCCGACCATCAGCCGACCGCGTCCATGCGGACGAGCGGCTGGAGCATGGCCCGCTCATCGGCGGTCAGAAGGCGCACGAGATCGGGGGTGCTCTGGTAGTTAAGAGCCTCCGGCCCGGTGAAGGACGTGCGGGAGTCGGGGTTAGTCCAAAGGCGCGCGGCGATGCGGACGGCGACGGTGCGAGCGGCCTCGACGCGCCAGTCGGTCGCGGGGTACCCCGAGACGTAGACGACGGTAGCGGTGGTGCCGTTGGGGTAGCCACGCGGCAGGAGGATGGAGCCGTCAGCGCGCAGGGTGTAGCCCGTCACAGCCTGGCCGCCGATGGTGATCGATGTGATGGAGATGACCGGGGTCTCTGGCAAGAGGATTGTGTCTAGCAGGTGACGGTCGACGAGGCCGCGGACGACGTAGTCCATGCTTGACGTCAAGGTGACCGTCACCGTCTCGGTGGTCTGGGTGATCTTGCGTCGGCAGTAGGCGCGCACCATTGACGTCGCCCTGTCGCACGCCGCCTGCGCCTCGGTCATTACCGTGCCGGCGGGGATGGTGAGCTGGGTAAACGTCGACAGCTCCGACGTCGTGACGAGGCTCATGCGCCGGCCTTACGCCCCCGGCTCGGCTTGGGCTGGGTGGCCCGCTCCGGCGCGGGAGCCTTGATGGCAGCCTCGGGGGCGACACGGTGGCCGAGGCGTGCGAGCTGCTCGTCAACGGCCTTGACCCGGTCTGCCAGTCCGCGCACGACGTACCCGCGGCGCTCGTCAAGTAGGGCGTCGATCTCAGCTTGCGCGCTCATGGGCGAGCTCCTCCATGTGTCGCGCGTGGTGCGCGTCGGTGAGTGTGTACGTCTTGAGGTGGGGCATGATCGCCCCGGTGTGCGCGTGGATGGGCACCTCGGCGGCCTCTAGGCGCCGCATAAAGGACAAGTCCTCTGAGTACCAGTCGTCGCCGACGGGGCCGTCAATGAAGAAGCACCACTTTGGGGACATGCCCTCGGGGCGCATCTCGCGCACCTTCTCCAGCGCAGAGCGGTGAATCAGCAGGCACCCAGTCCCGGCCGCGTCAATCCTGACGAGGCGGTCGCGCGGGTAGTCATTTAGCGCGAGGTACTGCGCGTTGGGTGCGTTCTTGTAGATAGCCGGCACGGGTGTCGGGTACAGGTCGCCCGGTCGCGGCGGGTACGCAGCGAAGCACAGGCCAGCGACAACGGGCGCGCTGACCTCGTGGGCGGCGTCAATGAGTCGGTCAAAGGAGCCGACGGGGATGCGATGGTCGGAGTCGATCATCAGCAGCCACGGCGCCGTTGTGGCGTCAAGGAAGTGCGAGACGAGCTCATTGCGCTGGCGTGACAGTAGGTGCCCGCCTACTCGGAGCAGGCCGTCGATGCGCGACGTCCTGCCGAGTGTGATGGTGGCGAGGTCGGCGGCAAACTGGCCCTCGACCTGGCCGCCGTCGATCCAACCGATGTAGACCTTGTCTTTCGTTCGCATGACGCCCTCCCCAGGGTCCGCGAGGTTGCCCCCATGCCTCGGCCCCGCGGGGTCGCCGCGGGGCCGAGGTGGGTGCGCTATTCGGTTGTAATGCCGACCTAGAAGGTCGGGGTCGCGAGGCCGGTGCCGCTGATCTTGCCGTGGGCTGCCGGGTAGCGGCCCGCGGTGAACGCGGTGAAGCCGAACGCCGCGAGCGTGACGCCGAGGGTGCTCGGCTGATCGACGCGGATGAACAGCGGAGCGCCCGCGTCCTCCCACAGGTGCATCTCTGCGGCGGTGACGCCGTAGATGGTGTCCTGATCGGTGGACGTGGTCGTGGCGATGTTCGCGTCCAGCACCACCGGCACGCCGGCGATGTTGCCGACGACGCCGCCGTAGGACGGTGCGCCGAACTGGCCGGCAGCGCCCTGCGGGTTGGTATTGATCTGGAGAAATGGCGACGAGCTCGACACAGCAGCCGCGAGCCAATTCCAGCGACGCGGGTGCATGAGGAAGTGCGAGATGCCACCGAAGTAGCCGCTCTGCACCTTCTGGATGAGGTCGAACAGCTTGGGGTAGAGCTCAGCGGCCGTGGGCGTCGAGTCCGTGTAGGTGACGGACTGGATGCTCGCGGTGTTGAGGATGCCGCGATGCTCGCCGCTGCTGCCAGCGCCGGCGATGATCTGCGAGTCGAGCGCGGTGTTGTACGCCGCCACGAGGTCGCGGAGGATGATCTGCTCGGTGCCACGACCACGGCTCAGCGCCTGGACCGACACCGTCTGCTGACCGGCGATGGTCACGACGGGCACGCTGAGCGTGGTCTCGTCGAGGTTGGTCTCGCTGACCGACGTATTCTGCGTCGCCTGGACGGCGGCCGAGGTGCCCGTGGTGATGCGGGGAATCTCGACCGTCATGCCCTCGGCGGGCAGCGGCATGATGTTGCAGATGTCGGCCGTGGGACGGCCGGCGCGGGCCAGCGGTGCCACGAGGTCGGTGAGGTACTGCGGCACGACGAGGGCGCCGAGCGCCGACGTGCCGATGGCGCGGGCCTCAAGGTTGGAGCCGCGCTCGGTGCGCTCCTCCTGCTGATGCTTGGCGAGACGCTGCGCGGCGTCCATGTCGCCGAACGTGCGGGCGACGACGTCGTGGATGAAGGACACCCCACGCTTGTCGGCGTCGGGGTTGTAGGTGCGCTCCTCGCGGGTCACGCGGGCGACCTGATCGTAGGCGCGGGACTCGGCGGTCGCCGCTGCGCGCGACTCCAGCTGAGCGATGCGGGCCTCAAGGTCGGCGCGCGCCTCAACAGCGGCGACGCGGGACTCAAGCTCGGTGGGGGCGTTCTCCTCGGATCGCGCCTCGACCGGCTCGACGATGTCGTGGTCTGACATTCGTGTATCTCCTGTGGTCGGGATGGGGGTGGGCGTTCCGAGGTCGGCCTCCACCTCGGGCGCGACGTCGTCGCGGTCCTCGGTCTCGGTCTGCTCGGATGTAGCCGAAGCGTCACGCGCCTCGACTAGGTCTGTGGCGTCGCTCTTGAGGGCGACGGAAGTGGCGTCGTACCACGGTCGGGTGACGACGGAAACATCCACGAGGTCGACGGCGCGTAGCTCGCGCGTGCGGCTTTCGGGGTCGTAGTAGTCCTCACGGGTGAAGAATGCAAAGGACATCTTCTGGAGGTCGCCGCGACGCATGGCCGAGACGATGGACTTGACGTAGGGCGAGTCCATGTCCAGCGACGGGACATCCACCACGAGGCCGTTGTCATCCACGGACAGCGACATGGTGCCGCCGCGTGTGGACGCCATTGGGATGCCGTCGTGGTCAAACAGCAGCTCGACGACGGGCTGCTCGGCAAGTGAGCGGTCGAAGGCGCCACGCTTGACGACCTCGCCGTGGGCGGGGGAGTCGAAGACGGCGGCGTAACCGCGCAGGCCGACCGAGCCGTCAGGCTCCTCGCGGACCTCCCAGCGGGCGTCGGCGGTGCGGCGCTCTAGCTGGGGGACCTCGGATCGGATGTCGTCAGTCATCAGGGGACCTCGTTCTGGGGAAGGTTGGCGTCGGCGTTGGCCGATGCGTCCATCGGCGTCGGCTCCTGTTGTGCGGGTTGCGGGGGAAGATTGGCGAAGACGTCCTCGGCAGGCACGCTGTCGAGCGGCAGGCCAGCGCGGCGGAGAATCTCGCGGGCCTCGTCAACCGTGACAACCTTGCCGACCGTGAGGTAGAGGCGGCGTGCGACCTCAGCCATGTCGGACGGGGACAGCACCTCCTCGTCACGAGGCAGCGGCGGCAAGTCCTCCAAGGCACGCATCTCGTCTACCGTCAGAGGCATCGCACCGTCGGTCATCTGGGAGATGCGGGCGCTTGCCTCGTAGACGGCGTAGCGGGTCTGAATGTCGGCGCGCAGCAGACCGCCGGTGCGGAATCGCAGCACATGATCCGGCGGAAGTAGGGCAGACAGCGCCTCCTCGACGCGCGCCAGCCACGGCGACAGAGTGAAGGTGAGGAAGTCTTGTACGCGCTGCTCGCGGTTTGCGTAGGTGACCGAGGAGCCGGACGAGGCCATTCCGATCATCTCGGGCTGGACGCCGAACAGGCGGCAGACGTTCTCGCCGCTCATGCGGAAGGTATCAAGGAAAGCTGACTCACCGGGAGAGACGCTGATTGGTGTGTAGGCGACGCCGGCGCCGAGGACAGCAGGCTCGCGCTTGCCAGCCACGGCCGCCATGAAGCGGGCCTTGAGCTCCTGGGCCTGCTCGCGTGTAATGGCCTGATCGGTCGACAGCACCGCCGAGGGCACGGCGCCGTCGGTGAAGAAGCGGGCACCCCACTCCTCAGAGGCGAGCCCTGAGCCGATGGTCGTGCGCGCGTAGTCGAGGACCGACAGTCCGAATGGCGAGCCGGGCACCGTGAAGGCGGGCACATGGATCGCATCGCCGAGCGGCCAGAGGTCGTGCTCTTGGCCGTCCCAGGACAGTCGGACGCGGCCGTCTTGGACGCGGCCCGTGACCTTGTCGGGGTGGATGAGCTCAATGGCGACGGGATAGCCGGCGCGGTCAACCTGGGTAATGAGGCCGTAGGCGTTGCCGCGCAGCAGCATGGAGACGACAAGCTGGTCGCGCCAGGTGATGGGGGAGACGACTGCTGAGGGGGCCGTGATGAGCGGGAGACTCACCGGGTCGCGGCGGTCGCCGACCTCGCGCACGACGTCAACGGGCAGCGTCGACACGGTGCCGGCAATTAGCCGAACACACGCCCACACGGCCGCGTGACGCATGGCCTGATCGGATGAGATGTCTAGCAGCGACCCCACGCGCGCGTTGCGATAATCCGTCAGCATGGCCGAGACGTCACCCGTGACGTGGCGCACCTCCGGCGCGCGGCGCTTGAACAGGCTCACAGGTCACGCCCCAAGAGGTAGCCGAGAAGGATGCACGAGACGCCGGCCGCAGCGATCCCAAGCGGGATAGCCACGAGCGCGGCGGCGGTCACGATGAGGGCGAAGCCTGCGAGCTCTAGCGCGGTGCTCAGCATGGGCGATCTCCTCACCAGACAGAGTCAGTAACGTCGACGGCCTCGGGCTCTGCGGCCCAGGCGTAATAGGCCGAGGTCGCGGCCACGAGTGGGGCGACGTCGACAGGGGACTTGCGGCGATCCCACGCCCAGGCATCCCCGAGCGGTCGGACCACGGCGAGCGCGACAGCGTCGTCAAGGGGCTGCTGGCCCAAGTGGATCAGCGGTCCCGAGGTGGCGGCGTCAAAGAACGCGCCGCACGAGCGGCCCAAGTCAGGGCCGGCGATAGGTAGCGCAAGGTCGCCGAGCGCTTGGCGCATGTCCTCTAGGAGCGAGGACACCGGGGCGCCCGAGCCTTGGAAGGCGACAGCGATGGGCTCGTACTGCTCGACCCTCTCGGCAAGCCATCCGACAACCCACTCCGTCCCGCCCTGCGACGCTACGAGCTCGACGTGCGGGCGGCCATCGGGCCGAGTGCCGCACACAGCGATCCATGACACCGAGCGATCCCACGAGACGTCCACGGCGAACGCGAGGCGCTCACCGAGCACGATCTCCGAGTCAGGATCACGGCGCTCATCCCACGCCTCGGCACCGATGACCGAGCCATCGCCGAGGGTCGGTGGGTCCTCCCACCACCCCAAGCGCTCGCGAGCGAACTCCTTGGGCGGCAACGCCCTGCGCTCTGCTGCCAGATACTCGACGCTGATCCTGCGGCCGAGTGCCGGGTTAGCGGCGTGCCACATGGCGACATCGTCCAGCTGACACCCAGCCGTGCCGGGCTTATGGTCGCACTCAGGGCGAGCGCAGCCGCCGGGCTCAGTCGACCACTCAAGGTAGACGAGCGAGGGGTCATCCCCAGCGCGCCCGCGGTCGCGGATGTTCCGCAGTACCTCGGACTCGCGCAGGCCAGCCGACGAGCCGTAGCGGACATGGGGGTCAGGCCGAGCCGACAGCGTCGGCAAGAGCGAGCCCATCATGGTCGGCGTCAGGAATAGAGCCTCGTCAAGGACGACCGTGTCACCCGAGAGGCCACGTCCACCACCCGAGGTACGGGCGAGGAAGTCCAGCCGAGCGCCCGACAGGAGCTCGATGCCTTCCTCGCCGTTAGCGGTGCGGACCTTCTTGACCCGCTTGCGGAGGTGGTCGTAGGAATCCACGAGGGCGTGGATGTCTCGGAAAGCCTCCTGGGTGGTGCGGAAGCGGTGAGCAGTCCAGACCACGAGGCCGACGTCGCGTATGTACAGGTCGTACAGGACGGACATCTGGAGCGTCCACGTCTTGAGATTCTGACGGCCGCAGATGACTGCCGCCTCCAGCGACGCCCACCGGCCGTCGGCACGCTCGGAGAGGATTGCCTCAAGGGCGAGCTCCTCCTCGGCGTCCGGGACTTGGCCGATGGACTTGGCGAGGTCGATGGCCTCACGGCCCGCCGACGAGGTCGCGTGCTCAGGCACCCACAGGAAGGCCGGGCGGGTGATCTGCTCAGCCTGCACGGCGAGCCTCGCGCCGGGCGCGCAGCTCGTCGAGTGCATCCCCGGCCTCGGTGACATTGGCGAGCGCCTCGGCCATCGCGGCCCGCAGCTCGCGGGTCAGCGCGGCCAGACCCGCCGACGACTCGGCGCCCTCGTCGATCCGGGTGGCGAGGGCGATGGCGGCCTGGCCGGCCGACGTCTCAAGGCGCCCGGCGGTGGTGAGCTCAGAGATCACGGCGCCGAGCGTCCCGGTGGGGGAGTCGGTTGACTTGGGCTTGCGCTTGACCTTGGGCTTGGCCGGAACGGCCACCGTCTCGGGCTGGCCCTTGGCCCTAGCCCGCGTCGCCGCGGTGCGGCACTTGGAGGAGCAGAAGCGAGCCCGCCGTGACGACGTCGAGAAGGGCTGAGCGCAGCGCGCACAGGTGGCCTCCATGAGGCGCCTCCTCATGTCCGATTCGGGCGGTCCCCACTTGGGGGTCAGATTGGGGTCAGATTCGGGCTTGACGCCCCACTTGGACCCTCGGCGCGAGCGTTACGGCCCGCGAAGTAGGGAGAGAAGAAGGACTC